CCCTGGCGACTAAGATCAAGGTGGAGGACGTACAATGATCGCGCCCTTTCTATACGCGTGGGCGGCTTTGTGCCTGGGGTGGATACTCTGGCAGAATGAAACGGCTCACGACATCCCAACGGCATTCGGCGTCCTGCTGGTGTCGCTATTCTGGCCGGTGGCGGTCCCACTGTGCTGGTTCATGGAGCAACTGCAGAAGAGAAGGCAGAGGGATGGGTGAGCACCCACCAGGGAGATCAGCACAGGCTCACTGGGCCATGGATATTACCTCCAACACGACGGAGCGTGAAGCCCTGAAGATAATTGCGGCCTATATCCTGGGCGGCAATCTCACCGCACACCGCCGGTCGATGCTCCAGCAACGTGCTGAACAAATCCCTGGGCAGTATTTCCCAGGGGAACTCCTACCGAGGAAAGGAACTAGGAGATGAGCGTTCAATTAGGCGAAACATTGAAGGACCGCATTACTGGCTTCACAGGCGTGGTCCTGGGGTATGTGGTCTATATCTCAGGCTGCAATCAGGCCCTCCTGGCACCACCCGTCGACAAGGACGGGAAGCATGTATCGAGCCACTGGTTCGATGAGCAACGGTTGGTCCACCCAGAATGGCCGAAGAAGAAACCCAAAAAGAAACGGGAGCCCATCGTCCTGGATAATGTTGCCACACCGGGGGCCGCTGATCCGGCACCCACCAAGTAGGGAGAACTGCAATGAGGATCACGTTATGCGGCAGCAGCCGCTTCGAGCAAGAATTCAAGGACTGGGCGTTCACCCTGTCCCTGAAGGGCCATCGGGTCCACGGGCTTTCTGCGTATCGGTCGGATCTGCCTGAGGGTGGGCCGGACGAGGCGCAGAAGGAAATCCTGGACCTGCTCCACATGGCCAAGATTATGGACAGCGACGCCATCCTCGTCATCGACAAGCCAGGGGAAGGGGTGGAGAACTACATCGGCTTCAGCACGCGGCGAGAACTGGCCTGGGCTGAGGCCATTGGGAAGCACGTATACATGGCCTCGGATTTTGCTCACAATCCCAGGGAGTTCGTGGGGACGCTGCGGTTCTATACTGATGTGGTCGTGGACCAAGCAGCCGGCCTGCAGCCCCATGGCACCATGCACCAGGACCCTCCGACGGGGGACGTGGAGCCACTTGTGCCACAACGACCAACGGCGGAGGAGCAAGAAGCCGATGCCTAACCAAGAACAATGTGGAGCTGTATGCAAGGGAGCTGCTGACGGCCATTCGGAACTTCCGGCACACGGCCCTAGTGGATGATGACTGGCCTGAGGTCAATGAGAAGCTGGACCTCGCCGAAGACCGCCTGGAGCGTGTGCTGCCCCTGAGGGATGGCCATGGTTTCTGAGGGGGTAAAACCGACACCCGAACCCTGATTGCGGACCACTGGGGCACGCCACAGCGGGCCCTGCTAGGTGGTCATGTGGAGGTATGACTGAGGTGATTATAGCGGCCCCGTGGGGCGATCTACGAGGCCGCAGCCGTGGTATCCATATGGTATCCAAATGGCCTCCATCTGGGAGTATTTTATGGCACCGGTGAGTATTGGAAGATGGCAATAAAACGGCCTTTCTATATTACTTGCGCGTAGGGGTCCATGTATAGACGTTCCATGGATTAACCTCTATCAGGTTGATATATGGGGCCTGCTACCAGATATTCCTCAATAAGATCAACCGTCTATCACATTATCAGGACTTTTCGGCCATGGTCCCCTGCTGATAAGCGTATAGTATCAAGGACTTAGGGTCGCGCAACGCGCGGGATACGCACCCGCGCAGGTGAACTCGTCGCAAGGTTTGAAATGTCCGTCAGTACTGATTATACTGATATACTGATATAAGCCTTGATATCATTGGGCTATTTCCATATCAGCATTTTCCCGATGCTGATATACTGATAGTATTGAATAGTATCAAGGGGCTGGAAATATTAGAGTAGTACAGGGTGTAACGAGCGGACGCTAGATATATGATCCCATTCCCGTGAGGTTCGTGTGTGCGCGTGAGGGGAACCGAGTGGCTTCTAAGACAACCACAGACATTCAGAAGAAGGGCACGTCCCGCAGGGGCCTGAAGCGGGCAGCAAAAGCCCGTGGCAGCAAGGCACCGGGCCGAGGCCATCCAGTCACGAAAGCCCACCTGGCCTATTTCCTTAATGAGCTCATGCAGTATCCGTGCGTGTCATCGGCGGCGCTCGCTGCTGGCATCGGACGTGAGCCGCTATACCGCCGCCGTCATGAGGACGCGGACTTTGCTAAAGCATGGGAGGAGGCCAAGGCTATTGGTGCCGAGGCCGCTTATGAGGAGGAGGCCAATCGGCGAGCTATCCATGGTGTGGATGAGCCGGTGATCTATAAGGGCGAGATGCAGTACCGCATAGACCACACGACGGGGTTGCCCATGTTGGATGAGAACGATGAACCCATCCCCCTGACGGTGCGGCGACCCTCGGACACGCTGCTGATCTTCCTCATGAAAGGCGCCAATCCGGGTAAGTACCGTGACGGGCCTCAGACCAATCTCAATCTGGCGGTCGGTGTCAAGATCGTGGTGACGGGCGATGACACCAGACTTTAAATTGACCGAGCGGCAGATCGCCGCCAACCGTATGCTGGGTGACCCCCAGCGCCATACCCTGCTCGTGGGTGGATCCAGATCGGGCAAGACATTCCTGATCATTCGTGCCATCATCATACGTGCGGCCAAGGCCGCCAATTCACGGCATTTGATTACGCGCCTCCGTGCGAACGCCGTTCGTGCGTCGGTGTGGTTGGACACGTTCCCCAAGGTGCGAGATTTGTGTTTCCCTGATTTGCCGATGACCGAACATCGACAGGACGGCTATTTCGAGCTGCCCAATGGTTCGGAGATTTGGTTCGGTGGCCTGGATGACAAGGAGCGGGTGGACAAAATCCTCGGCCAGGAGTACGCCACCATCTTCCCGAATGAGTGCTCCCAGATCCCATACAGCTCCATCAAGACGTTGCTCACGCGGCTTGCGCAACGCGCGCCCGGGCTCGTGCAGCGTGCCTATTACGACCTCAACCCGGTGGGCGTGGGGCATTGGACCAATCGGCTGTTCGTGCAGAACAAGAACGTCGACAACGAGAAGAAGCTGCGGAACCCCGATCAGTATGCCCTCATGTATATGAACCCGGAAGATAACAAGGAGAATTTGGACCCGGCGTATCTCGACGAGCTGCGGTCCATGTCGGCACGGCACCGCCAACGGTTTTACGAGGGCAAGTATGTCAGCGAGGTCGAAGGGGCCTTGTGGACAGCGGACATGATCGAGAGCTCGCGGGTATCGGAGGACGACGTGCCAGATCTGAAACGGGTGGCCGTCGCCGTGGACCCGTCAGGCGCCTCGGGCCCTGAGGATTATCGGTCGGATGAGATCGGGATTATTGCAGCGGGTCGGGGCGTCGATGACCATGCGTACGTGAAGGCTGACAATTCCTTGCGGGCATCGCCTGAGGTGTGGGGGCGCATTGCCGTCGACACTTACAACGAGCACGAGGCAGACCTGATCGTGGCTGAACGGAACTTCGGCGGTGAGATGGTGGCGGCTGTGATCCGTGCCGTTGATCCTCATGTGCCGGTCAAGCTGGTGACGGCGTCACGGGGCAAGGTCGTGCGGGCCGAACCTGTTGCGGCGTTATATGAGAAGGACAAGATACACCACGTCGGTCGGTTCCCCCGGTTCGAAGATCAGTTGACTAACTTCACGACGGCTGGCTATGTCGGGGACAAATCCCCTGACCGTGCGGACGCTGGCGTCTGGGGCCTGACTGAGCTCATGCTCAAGACGGGAACTGGCCGAGCCGTCATGCCACACATTTCATGAAGGAGCGATCATGCTGAAATTTGCACAAGGCGTAGCGGCTACTCTGTTAGCCATGGCCCTCGTTTATGGTGCGGTGGCCTGGGCCGCTGACACGTTCTCGACGGATCGGATCGGTCTGCAGAGCCCATTCAATAACGGCTTTGAAGTCACGCCGCATGATACCAACGAGCTGACTAACCACACCCGGGCCATTTATGTGGGTGGTGCCGGCAACATTTCGTTGACGACCAGCGGCGGCGATCTATTCACGATGACTGGTGTGCTGGCTGGGACGTTATACTGGGTTCGTGCCAAGATCATCCTGTCGACTGGCACTACAGCCACCAACCTGGTCGGATTGTACTGAGGGAGGGCTTGGATATGTTGGCGCAGAACTACGGGTTCTGGACGGCCGCATACTGGCCAAGGATTGCTGTCGGTAACAAGGTGCTGTTGGTCGTGGAGGGCTAAATGGGACGCTTGCGAAATGCCTGGACTGCACTTGTCGGCCGTAAGGAGAGCATGGCAGGCCATGTCGTCGCGTTGGGTGACATGGGCCAGCCGGCATGGACGCCACGGGACTATGGCAATCTCGCCAAGGAGGCGTATCAGAAGAACGTAGTGGCGTTTCAATCCATCAATATGGTGGCGCAAGGATTTGCTCAGATCGATTGGGAGCTGTTCCGTAAGGGCCGTGGTGATCGGGCACAGCTTGATGAGCATTCATTGCTGAACCC